AAATCGTAAAAACTTCTAAACCCGAACTCTTTTAGGGTTTCTTTCATAAAAATGGGCTTTCGATCTGTGGGAAATCTGAATGTTCCAAGCCAACTACCTTAAACGAATGACCTGCAAACAATTCAGGAAATTCTATAATGCTATTAGTTGAGCAAACCCATCTGTTTTTATTGTCTTGAACTGCATTAAATACCATGTTCCCAACTTTTTGACCTTGCATCCCGTTGATCTCTGTAAATGGAATAATAAAGTAATAATTCATATTAATAAGCTCCTCTATTTTGGTTAAGTTGTGCGGTGTGTACAATGCTATTAAATATAGCTACCTCGGCTGCTGTCATTCCGTCACCTACATGAGCGAATTGTAAAGCTCTGTTGGAAAAAGCAGTTGGATTTCCTGAATTATTGTAAGAAATAAGGTATAAATCGTGATTTGTTAATGTTCCTCCAATTATTGTTTGAGTTGCGCCAGTTTGCAGTCCTCTAACAAATCCTCTACTATCGTTATTTGCAACTCTTGACCCTAAAATTAGACCTGTTTGACCTGCATTATTAACTATGACTCTATTTGATCCACTATTCCCATTGTCAATATAAGTGTTATTATCACTCCATTTTGTTGCAATAAAAACACTATTATTTCTAGTAATAGATCCAATTTCTGATTGATTGCGTGAAATTACAACCGAATTGCTGTAAACCGAGTGTGAATAACTTGTTGCGCTCGGTATCGCTATGGTAGGGTTTAAATGAGTTGAGTAATATTGAGTAGTTCCATTACCCTGAATGCCATTAAATGTAACCGCTGGACTTCCAAAGGCCGTCAGTCGAAACGCCGCATCTAAATTCCTAGGGTCTTTTGCATTGAATTTAATCGAATCGGCTGTGCCTCCTGACATCGGATAAAATGCTTTCAATCTTGCGTACAATAAATTATCCTTCAATGCAATGAACATATCACTTGTATCCGTTTCAAATTGTGCTAAGGTTTTTCCAATATCGGATAACCAAGTAGCTGAATAGAAAGGACTGATTGCATCGAGATACGCACGTGCGTCTGAGTCAATTGGAACGGCTGAATTATAAACAACATTTGTACCTAAATATACTTTAGTTACTTCATTTGCACCTCTATATAATTTACCAATCCCAGCTATCATACTTCTATAAAATACAAAGTAGATGTAACAGGAGTGAGTGCATCATATTGGCCTTGCGTTCCTGACCAAACGAGTACGATATTGTTCGGGCTGGTTGCGTCTTTTTGGATGGCTAATGCTAATTTATTTTTTTCGCCTGTGGTAAAATCTTCTTGTGATAATCCCTTTCCAACCACCTTTTCAACCCGTGCATCTATTGCCGTTGCTTGTGCTGTTGAAACGGGTTTTGCTGAATCGGCTGTATTATCTACATTTGACAAACCAACATCAGACTTGTTAATTACAACGACACCAATTTTGCCATTTACGCTTGCAACGGGTGCGGCTACTGCTCCTGGATCTTTCCAAGAAACTGCATAATCTATTTCGCTATCTTTCGCTAATACTTGATTGAGTGTCCCGCCTTTTGGAATACCCACCACGGCCGATTGAACCGCTGTTGTAACGGTTGGTTGGCTTAATATCCTTGAAGTAATTACGCTCATACCGTTACATTTTGTTCAATGATAATCGTTCCTTTTGTGTAGACATAGTTTTCACCCGCCTTTGCAAATCGAAGGTCATAGAAATATGTACCTGCTTCGATGTTGGTATCAGCGGGCTGGACATTAAACGTTAGGTCATTTCCCGAAACGGTAATCCCTGAACCATTCGATAATTGAACCGCCAATGCTCCACCCAATGTTTTAGTCATTGCAAAAGTAATCGTTACGCCCGTGAAATCGTATGCCACGCCGTCCAAAAACCACTCCCAAACAAATTCCCAGGTAGTTAGTTTGGTCTGATTTGGAAGGTCTTTATTGAGTTTTATCGGTGTTGCCATTATCTAATTTTTGTTGAATTACGGTAAAAGCCTGTTGAATTGCAAATTGTTCTGACTTATTAAACGCTGAATAAACCTTATTAATGCATTCAGCTAAAATTTCTATTGCTTGTTTTTCGTTCATAATTATTACCCTTCGCTTACTGTCATTACGCCACTATTCAGCCATACTTGACCTAAAACTAGCGGGTCGCTAGTAGGTAGATTTTGTATATTATATACTAGCGTGGTGGTTGCATTAACATATTGCATGCTTGATTTTGTTACTCCGCCAAATTTTAGATTTAAAAATTGATTGTTACCTAAATTAAAAGCTAAATTTCTAGTGTTAAATTCAATGTCAGCACCAGATGCAGCAGTAAACGTTAAACCTCCGCTAATACTTGATATATTTGAGCCAGTAAACAGTATTTTTTGATTAAACTTGATTTGGTTGCTGTTTGCTTTTATCACGTCAACGCCGTTTGATGTGACTACTTGAAAGTGTGCGGGAGCTGATGCATCTGCATTTGATGAGAAATCACTAACTACTAATAATTTCGCCGATTTTGCTAATGCAGTAGCCAAAGAACCTTGCCCAATTGTTACGTAGCTATTGCGATAAATTCCGTTCAAAATCCCAAAACCGCCCGCGTCATAAGTGCCGTCCGTCCATTTACTCCCATCAATCGGCAAATCAGACAAGTTAATCACCTTCAATTCGTTCGAATTTTCACTATCAATTATCGTAATTTGATCCGCTCCGATTGGAGTCGCTTTGGTTGCCCATGATCGAAACAAGTCCTTAGCTGTGGCCTTAGTCATTGTTTCGACGTCTAATGAGTTAGGTACTGCATTTAATACAATTCCACTTGAAATTAAACCCGTGAAATCCAATGACGGCTTTGCAACAATTGCGGACGGGTTCAAAGTATTTGTGCCTAATTCGCCTGACGTATCACCATTCAGGTCAGACATTACAACGGGAAACTGCCTAAATGGTGGAACCTCCATAAGAAGGTTAGGGTCAGTCCTTAAATCAAAGTTTGGGTTTGCGTCTGCTATAATCAATTCCCTGTATACAACCGCTCCGATACCATTGGTTAAGCCTAATGTATATGAGTTCATCACATATACCCTATCAGAAATGGAAGGGTTATCTCGAACGGTATTAATTGGTAATATTTGTTCGCCTCGTTGGTGTAATTGTCCTTGCAATCTTAGTGTCGGACGGTTGTAAAGCGATAAGAATTGAAGCAAAAACAACCTTTTAAGGCTTAAATTATCAGTCGTTCCACGCCTTGACCATTCAGACGTAACGACACCGCCAACGGATAGGACACCGCCTCGAACCGTTACGGGGCCATCTGCAAAATATACCTCTAATTCATGTGGTTTTAGGCTTTTAACGCCTGATGTTGTGCCTATGTCAACTTCATAAACGGGATCTAATTCCTCCGTGTCAGAGACTGTCAATTTCCATCCACCAATCATAAGATACGTGTTATCCTCTGATCCGCTTTTGACTAATTGAAATATTTTTACCCTAAAATTACCGTCAACAGGCACTCCTGAAATCGTAGTTTGAAATTTGTTCCATGCTTTTCTCTTTGACGGGTCAATTCTAAGGTTAACGGGCGTTCCTTCGACCCATTCATTTCTCCAATAGTACGAAGTTGACGCACCCTCTAATTCTATTTGTATGTAAAATACTGGTTTGCCTCCCAATATAGAAATCGTTGGCCATGCTACATTATAATAAAACTCTAAATCTAATGCCTCAAAAGTGCTTTGTACAATCGAAATATCTTGGGATAATATATAGTTGTTATCACTTAGGCTGGATTGTCTGCCATTTAGAAATAAAACGAACTTATTATTTATGCCGTCAAACTGTCGGTTCGTTAATTGTGCAAATGCCTCTATGCCATTTACCTGAGTCCAATTTGCTAACGTCGTTGAATTAGTCCATTTATCATTTTCCGCAAAGCCTGAAATCAGCGTGTTTGGAGCAGATGGAACTGTTCTAAAAAATACCTTTGCATCCTTTACGGCTGCTATCCCTGTTATTGCACCGCTTTTTTGTATAAATGCCTTGAAATCGGGTGTGCTATTGCTAAGCGTTACAAGCGGGTTAAAGGTAGATTGACTTTGGTAGACACCACTCGAATTATACACCCTTTGAACGTATGATTGCCGTTTCTCTTGTATGTTTTCAATAACCCAATGACCGCCAAATTGATAAATTCTAGCACCAAATGACCTCAATATCTCTTCTAGGGCTTGGTAACAGTTTGGGATGGTTGCAATAGCCGTAAAGCTAATATTCACCGCATCGGCCTGTAAAAGTGGGCTATCCGTTGCCGTTGAGTTCATCAAGGTGTCATAAATATTTATTGACTCCTTAAAATCTAATGATAATCCCGTTTCATCCAATGCCCTTAGAACAAAATCCCATAGGCTATCCAATCCTGCTTCAATTGGAAAGTCTATGGCTTTGAGTTCATTCAAATAATCGGTTGCCTTGACCGAAACGCTATAAGGCGTATTGGTATATTGTTCTTGGTACGTTTCTGGCGAAATCCAGCCTTTCCAAATCAATACACCGTTAGGATCAGTAACCAAAACTAACCAAGTCTTATCTATTTCATTGGCTAAATCTAAGGTCTGGAAATCGGTCATTGCATACCAAACAAATTCCATTTCACTAGGTAAAACTGGTTCAAAAATATTATTTGAAGCCTTCCCAATTTGCAAAGTAGCTGCATTTGGAGCGACTCCATCAAGTTCAATTATGCTCCCTGCATACCCGTCTTTTTGAATATTTATTTGGTAGCCTCCAAAAACATTTGACGTACTGTTAATTCGATATTTTGTGTTAAATGCCAAGGGTTCGATTTTGAGAGTTAATATAATTTTGATTTGATAAGAAAATATCTTGACCTCGAATAACGGCACTCAATTTAATCTCTCCCGATTGACCGTTATTGCTGTATTTCCCTAGAAATTCTCCCATACGTTCGAATGGAATTAAAGCCTCTTTGCCACTTGCATTGTCTCCTACTATTACATTCGTCAATCCTGTTACCATACCTCCACGGGCTGCCCGTGCCGTCGGTAATGCATTTGGGATACCCAAGAGCATCTTAAAAATAGCATCGAACGAACCTCCTCCTGCTGATTTATAAATATCAGCACCAAAACCGCCCAAACTAGGTAACAAAAGTTTTAATATTAAGGCCGCCGCTGCTGCTGCCGCTAATCTTGCAATCAATCTCTTTAGCATTGCCATAATATATTCAAAAGGATTGCCACCGTTTAGCATCGTACTAAATAGACCTTCCAAAGCTCCTTGACCTGAATTTAATAACCCGCTAAAGAATGAAAGTTGCTCGTTCGATATCACAATCTTCTGTTTCATGTCATCCAAAGCAATTCCCGTCACACCTAAATTTGCTGCTAGCGTCGGTTGCAAATCGGACATATCTTTTAGGCTTTTAGTTGCCTTAATAGATTCAGGAACTAGATTTTTAACCGCATCGACTACTTCCTTTACCACTACAACTAATGGAACAATTGGTTTTATAACCTCTAATGGATCACCAATTAAACTTCTAATTATTTCCTTACGTCCTGCAATTTCTGCTTGAGTTTTGCCTAATGATACAAGAATTTCCCTAAGTCTTTCACCCTTAATAATTTCATCTTCCGTTTTAGTGCTTCCGCCCAAAATGCCTCCAGATGATTTTTGTACTTTTCTGACTACGTTCCCATCTTTATCCTTAGTATCTAATGTTTGGTTTAAATTCTTAGCTCGTATTTCAGCTAGTTTTAAGGCTGCCTCTTGTTCTTTTATAGCACCTGCATTCAATATCTTGTTAGCCTCCCTTTGTGCCTCTGTAAACGTCCTAACCTTACCAACGTTAATATCTAACGCTTTACCGTATTCATCGAACTGGGTTACTGCTGTTGGTACGGCTATTCCAATATCTTGTATAACTGTTTTTAGTTCTTCATTTTCCTCGGTTGTTCGAAACACATTTGTAGACAAAGCCTCATATCTTGAAATCAAAGGATTCAATTTATTATCCATTGCAGCTAGTTCATCGTTTGACTTTTTAAAGTCATTCAATGCCCTTTCAGCCTTATTGGATTCCCTTGATAAGGCAGTAATGACACCCGTTAAAACTAATGCACCCGCTATCACTATTCCAATCGGCCCCATTAATAAGGTAAAGCCTGAAATCATGGAGGGTAAAAGTGTGGTCGCAAAGAATCCAACCGCTACTAAAAGGGGGCCGATTGCAGCGGCTAACCCTGCAAAAATCAATATTGTTTGTTTTGTTTCAGGATTCAATTGACTTAATGTGGCGATGGCATTTTGTAAAACCGCCACTAATTTTGCCGCAATAGGCAATAAAATCGCTCCAAATTCGTTGGCTAAATCCTCCGTTCGTGATTGCAATAAACGAAACTGATTCGCAAAGTCTCCAGACGTTCGGGCATAGTCTCCAATCGCATTAGTAGACTGACTTAAAGCAATATCTAAGGTTGCTTGGGCTTTGGCTTGCCGTTCCGTTTCAAAAGTCATTCCCTTAGCGGTGTTAATTGCCATTTGCTTTTTAACATCCTCCTCTAAGATAGAAATTCCTAATGCTTTCACACTTTCCCTTTCACCTAACAAGGCTTTAGTTAATGCGTCGGCTGCACCCTTTGCGCCGCCCGAAAAGTTAGTGAATGAGGCTAAATCAACCGCTAATTTACCCACCTGTGTAGATAGTCCTAACGCTGCCTCTTGACTAAATCCAAAGCCTGTTAAAAGGTCTCCCGTATCTGATAGCATTTGCCGTGCTGCTGTGGAACTTTGGCCATATTCGTTCCGAAGTATGCCAAACGATTCCTCTGCTTGTGAGGCGATATCACGAAATACCGTATTAAACTTTGAGGACGTTTCTTGAGAATCGGACGCTGCCTTAACGGATGCCACACCCAAGGCAAGTAATGGTAATGTGACGCCAATGGTCATAGTCTTACCGACGTTTTGCATTTTAGCACCCATCTTCTCGAAGGACTTCAAAGACTTGTCAACGCCTCTTATAAAATCGGTATTGTCTAGTCCTAATTTTGCAACTAAATCAGCTACTGTACTTGCCATAGTTTCATTGCTTTATTGAAAAACTCATTTGCATTATCCGTGTCTAAATATACAGTATTTTCGCCGTCAATCAATGGTATTGGCCAATACTGCGAAATCTTTGCCAGTGCCTTATCATTTCGACCTCTTGGAATGCTGCAAGCCACTTGGTAGGCTATCATTCTTTGACTGTTTTCCTCTTTCGCTTTTTGCCTCCTGTGGCCTTTTGCATAGTGATAAAACTCCCTCCAAGTAAACGTAAGAAGGCGAGAAGGTTCAATACCCGCCTCGCCTGCAAACTCAATTAAGCTATCATAGCTAAGGCTTACTTCTTGATCACCTTTTTTTTTGTAGCTGATCCCGTTTCGTCTTGCTCTGGCTGTGGCATACTTGCGGCCATTTCATCTTTCAGTTCATTAAGAACCTCTTTATTTGTGATAAAATGCGTGAATATATCTCCCATCGTTAAAGAAATTGGCAATCCTTTTGCCCTTCTTTCAATTACGTAAGGGTAATAAATCAAATCACAAAGGGCGTTCAATTCGTAATCACCTGATGCAAGCAACCTCATATATTTATCTAAGGTCATACCAAGCTCAGGCTCATATCGCTTCTTAAATTCTGCAATATCAACAAACTTACCCGTGTTAAATTGCACGTCAACTTTTTGGTTGTTTATGTTTAGTATCATATCAAATTAATTAAGTTGGAACCGTTCCAAGAGTTGGTACGCCTGACAATTGCAAAGAAGCTGAATAGGTAGCTACTGCATTTTGGCCATACGTTCGTGTAACGTTACTTAACCAAGCGGCTTGTTCGATAAAAGTATCGCCAGCTTTCACGCCACCAAAGTAGGCTACTGCTGTGGCTACTTGCGTACGGTAAAGAGCGTATAAAGTCTCCCAGTTATCATCCTCTTGATCAAAGTTTCCTTCGATTGTCAAAGTTGAATTTCTATCGCCCGCAATAAATGTCTTGTGAGTGATTCCAGTAACCGCATCTTTGGTTAACTTGTCAGTTGTTTCTAGCATATCAACCGTTGCCTCGTCTGATCCTGAAATTTGCCCTTTTATGGTTGTGGTCCCAACCTTGATAATAATAAATTTGCCGTCCTGTGCCATTTTTTGTATTAATTAGTTAATTTGTGCATTGTATTTCAATCTCAATGACCGAATCGCGAACCGTCCGCTTTCAGTTTGTATAAAACCGCCCGTTTGCGATTCAAAATTCATTGCAAATATATCAATTCCACCTGATATTCCAAACGTTGACGCTGTCAGTGGCTGTATTGCCGTTACAACCGCTATTGATGTATCAGTTACCCAGAGCAACGACCCGTCATCACCTCTGAATTTTTCAATGACATTAATGGTAATAAATCCCTCAGTAATTTTTCTTAGCTTTTCATTTATAGCCGTTTCTGCGCTATCATCTACATGAATGTAACGTAAAACATCAACTGGAGGAACAACCGAATAGACACCCACACCAATTGAATTGAGTGCCGTTACTATCCTTTTAACTATTTCGTTTGATGCTATTATCATGGTATAATACGGCCTAAAATTGACTTAATTCGAGTCGGTAAATTTCGTGTAAATACATTAAATGCACTCAATAAAGCGTCCTTGCCTTTCGTTTTGCCTCCCTTTCGCTCAATTATTCTAGCATACAGTACATTTGAACCGACAAATATCTCTCCCTCCTTTGGTTTTGGCTTAAAAGAATTTTGACCGCCTCCATTTGTTCCGTTGCCAGTTTCTACGTGTATAGATGATCTCAATCGACTTGTATCAACTGGAACCGCTATCTTATAAGCACTTTCAATATCCCTAGCAGTCAAGCCTAATTCCTTTTCAATAGCTTTCTGATACCTACCTTCTAGCATTCTCATTTTCTTGATGAATGATTCAGGAGCTATATTAATGGATACTTTCATAACCTCTTTATCGTTGCAATTAATTCTAGTTGGAATGCATTGACTTCTCTTGTCATTGAAATATTGTACTCGTTATTTCGATACGTCAATTTCATTGATGTAGTAATCAATTGAGTCAATTCATTCTTTAGAATGTAAAGTTTTACCGATTGGTTTCCAGTTGGTTGACCTGACTCCATCGCCTGCTTATAATTCATTTCGTCCACCTTTGCCCATCCTGCCCAAAAATTGGTGTAAGATGCCACACTACCCCCCGTTGCATCTAAGGTGTAAACGGCTGATTGAATCGATATGTATTTATCCCTTACCACTAACCTACAAAAGTTTTGCGGGTGTGAATTAAAAGCATTGTCTTAATTTTAGGTGGTATCCTCATGGCTGTTAATCTTGTGCCATATTCGCCACGCTGGTAATTGTATAAAGCAAGCTCCAAAATTGCGATATTAAGGTCAAGTGATATGTAAGCAACCGTTGAATACCTTGCTGTAATTAATCCAATGCATTCCAAGTGAGGGTATTTAGTGCCAATTAGCGTTCCCGTTCCTGTAATGAACTCAAAACTATCATTTACAACCGGGCCGAATGGAAGAAAATCCTCAAATTCCATCGCTTCAATTTCAATATTTTTATCGACTAATGACCGCCCAATCTGACGTTCAATTGTCATTCTCGACATCTTCAAAAGGGATGTAATTAAATCCGATTCAATCCCTCCGCTTTGTTCTGATCGGAAAAATACTTGCGCCTCCGCTAATGTAACGGGTTCGCTCCCTGTATCCTCTAGTTTTGTGATGCTAAATAGAATCATTTTTTTTGTTTCTTATATTCAGTAACAACTAAGCCAAAAAATACTGCAAATCCAATCATCACTAAAAGAGGCCAAAGAAGTATCATAATTCCCGATATATGAGGGTTTTTAGTGCCCATTTGGTCTTTTACACCCATGTAAAGGGATGTTAAAATGATTCCAGTAAGATAAATAATGAATAATATCATGTTGCAATTTAGTTAATTTATTTCAAATGCGTCCAGTCATCAGCTGGATTAATGTTATTCCACGGCCGATAAGCGTGATAGACGTAAAGGCCGTTAATAATTCCTATTTTCATGCCTAATTTACGAACTTTCAAATTAAAATAGGTATCTGCTGTAATATTATTTTGATTGAACCCACCAACTTTATCATAAGTTGACTTTTTAAATGCCATGAAGATACCCGCCACACCAAACAGATTCAAATCGCTTATGCCCTCTTTGCCTTGGTACTCTTCGGCTATTTTGTAATGATTCAAAATGTCGTGATCGTGTGAAATTGCGTTATTATGGAGTTGATGCAACCCTCTAAGCCTGTTTGTATAGCAACCGATTAGGCCAAATTTGTCTCCGTCCTTTTCTAATGCATTATGAATTACAACGCCCCAATCTGGCTGGAGAAACATCATGTCTCCGTCAAGAATGACAATCCAATCGTCAGGATTCTTGACTAAATCGCAATGCTTATTTATAGCACCGCCAATGTCCTTTGTAATGCTGAATGGTGTAAAATAGTGAATGTTCATTTTGATTTTGATTTTAGCGGATGGAAAACGTCTGGTTTTGTTATCACATTTATAAACTTTATAGCTCTTTCCACTGTTTTAATAATTTTTCCCAACGCTTTTTAATTCGATTTACAAAAACAGTCGTGTTCAATGTCCATATCAAAATCAAATGAATTTTGTTGTTTTCTTAATTCGTGCTTATCAATTGCTTTTGTGAATGGATTTTTTGCCAATTCTACTAAATCAACTATTGTTAAACTTCTCATTGCATCAAATTTGCTTTGTTTTTCATTGCTGTATTTCTGTTCCATTTTATCCCACCACTCAACAATATTCGGTTGCTCATCAATTAGCGTTAATCTTTTGCGTTTTGATTTTAAAAAGCATAAATCACAATTACCTTCATAATCTTTTAATTCTAAATCAAAACTTTGTCTATCCCAGAAATTTCTAACTATTAATTCATCAATTCCCATTTCTGCTAATGGATAAACTTTTTTAGGATCGAAACCTAATCGGTTTTTTTCATCTGATCTAATTCCAATAGCAGTTAAATACTGGCCTTCAAAAATTGATTTAGCAAATTTATGAATAGGCACTTCTTTTAATTCTCTTGTGCAGTGCCTGTAATATTTAGAAGGTAATCCAAACTTTTTTATTACTTCCTCAAAGGGTTCTCCATTCCTTTTAGCGGTTTCAAAAGAAACGACTTTATAATCTGTTCCTTTTCCTTTTTTATGATTTACATCTGCTTCAATCCAAACAACATCAAGATTAAAAGCCTTATCACATTCGTTTACGAATTTCAAAGTTTCTTCTTTTTCTTTTCCTGTATTGGCAAAAACAACCAATTTTTTAAAGTTCTTATATTTTGGCAATTCAAATATTAGTTTCGCCATAAAAGCAGATGTTCTCCCACCTGAAAAACTTATCAAGATGTTGCTTCCGCTCAAAAAATTATTAAAACTACCTTTATCCATAATTCAAACTTTATATCTATTAAACCGCACCAAACGCACAACGCGTAATATAAGCCATAGAAAAAACGGCTCATAGCACCATCCGTTATTTCCCTTTATGCGCACCCAACGCAAACAACGCCCGAAACGTGTACATGAAAGGCAATAGATACGGCTCGAATCGGTTAACGTGTTGGGCTAATGCATAGCTTATTTGATCTCGTTTGCCCTGTAATAATATGTGTGCCATCATCCAATTCTTGCAAAATGATCGAACATCCTTGGTATTCTTTCGAGCCAAAAAAGCAGCTGCAATCATTCCAGTATTCGTGTCAACTCCTATCTCTAGTAATTGATAGCGAATGGTGTCTAGCCTATCAAGGTCATCCTTTCCAAGATGCCCACACCGCTTTATTTCCTCATATACACAAGTCCTTTCAGGGTGCTTAGTGGTGATAAATTCCTTGTCATCATCGTCCAATAGGCTTAAAATAGAATAAAATGCACCCGCTAACATCTGTAAATTACCATCCATGTAAATAGTCTGATCATATTTATTAAGTATATCAGATATAAACGGATTGATTTTTAGATGCCTTTGATTAAGTTTAGTGTGTACCGTTATCCATCCCTTAACGTTTAGTTTCGGGTCATCAGTAAACAGATAACAATCGCATGCAGCGTCAATTGGCTGAACATTATCGTAATCGTTCGTTACAATTGTGTATATGGCTGTTTTCATGGCTTTGATTTAATAAGTCTTTTAATATAAGTTGATATTTTATCAACTAAGGCCATTAACAAGTGCTGGACTATATTGGGTTGCATCATTTTCCAAAGCCTTATATCATCATCTAATTGACGCTGATATGCATTAATCATTTCTTCATAGTTAGAGTCAGTATTAGTTTTCTTTTTCATAGCTTTGATTTAAGGGTTTCGATTTGAATCAATAGTTTGGCTACTGGCTTTTTCAGACATTTGCGTTTTAGGTGCGTGTTAGGCACAATTAACGGATATTCTTAGCCTAAATCTATCGTAAATAAAGTCATCTTCAATAGTTCCGCTTTGTAAAGTAATTTGATTGTTTAAAAGTTTGTAATTGTTTTTTATTCGCTCAATAACTTTATTTAATTGCCGTTCAAATATCTTTTCGTTATTCAGTTTACTATTGTTCACTTTAAAATAAAAGTGCCTAACAACGTGTATATCACATTGCTTTTTATCGTTTAACTCTTTAGTATTTTCCATTTTATTTAGTTGTTTAATTATTCAATATTTCAGGTTGTTTAGTTTTTTGTGTTTTCATAATCTTGGTAGGTTAGCTCTTCATTCAAAAATGATTCTATTTTATGCTTTGACTTTGTAATCTTTCCCAACCCATAATCAACGCTTGTAATCGTTTCGATTTGTAGCGTCTCGCTATAAGCGTCCACCAATGACATCCACGCCTTGTAAACATCTCCCGTCCATTCGGCTTGCCGCCTTGGAATGAGGGTCATCGCTTCATTTTTCGGGCAAATATCATGGACTAATATAATCCCTTTTGCGCTCAAATGCTTCCACGAATTTAGAATGTCTCGTTCTACTTGATCCGCATGATGAAGGCCGTCAATGAATATTAAGTCAAATTTGTCTTTACAATTCACAAAAAATTCATCTGATCCAATACCATTTGTAACTGGATCGCAAAACTGCTTTGATTCGATTTGAACCGATTTAAAGAAGTTGCCTGTTCCGATACCTATTTCTAGGTAGGACTTAAATTTACCCGCCTCGATTAGCTCAGTAATATATTGTTCGTGTCTCATAATTCTTTGTCTGTTAATGCGAAATAAATGTTTTGTAGTTGGTGGATGTATTCTAGATGTTTTATAAATCCGTCTTTTCCGTTTTCTCTTTGCCTGAATGCATATACATCAGATATATGATGTTTCTCAATGATACACACCTCTAAAATAAACATATCGAACCAAGTAGAACTCTCCCGAAACCCTAACTTAACAAGCCATTCAGGAGTAATCGGCACGGGTTCGCAATCTGCTAGTTTGGGAAAATTAAATCCGTCAATCGTTCCGAATGTAATATCTCCATCCAAATAAATCGATTCAACCTTTTTCTCAATTCCTTCATGTAGAAGGATATTGCCTAGTCTTAATTCTTGTGTTTGTATCATGGTGTTTAGTTGTTTAGTCTGATGCAATTTAACAATATTAAACTGATTTAATTAACCATTCGGATAATTTATTTTTTACGAGTCGTTTTATTTCGTCTAGTTTCGATACTGGACACCGAAATGACGTCGTTTGAGTCGGTTCGTTGTATTTTAATTTGGCTCCCGAACCTTTGCGGGAGCCTCCTTTGGTTACTTGTTTCATTGTGCCTTCGTTTAAATTGTTATGTAAATATAACACGCTACATTTCAATATGCAAACTATTTCAAAGATTTATTTTTAGGCATAAAAAAACGGGCATTTCTCAACGCCCGTTTTCCAAACCTAAACTAAACCACCATGAAAAAACTATACCTTATGTGCTTGGTGTAATCGCTGTGGTAACATCTGTAATTGTATCGGCAAAGAATGCATCGCTTCTAAGAACCGCCTGCAATATTCTTTCCTCAACTCTTGCCGTTACTAAGTTACTCTGGAAGTTCGTTCCATCCTCCTCAGAGAATCGAAGTGTAATCCCTTCTCTTTGCATTGGCATCACGTGTGTTGAATCGCCCACAACCATTTCACCCGCTGCAACGGCAGTCGAAGCGATAACGGGAATACCAAAGACGTACAATATTGACGCTTGAGCGTCAAATATAACGTTTTGCTGATACCTGCCATCATTGTCTTTTAACGTTAGCATGTCCCAATATGTCAACGGATTGACGATACAAAAATTAGCCGTATACTCACGAGCCGAAAGTGTCGCCGCTGCTGCTGCAATCGCATCATAAACGGTCGGAGTTACCTTCTTGAAGCTGGCTGGTATGTTCGTTGCCGTCAATGCGCCAACCGTAAAGCCTAATATCTGACCGTCTGCACCCGTTCCCGCTAATAGTTGGCCGTCCTCCTTAATCATAAGGTCTTTTAACATTACCATGTTTAGGAATGTAGAAAGTCCTCTCACATTCGTTAGGGTTTGTCTACCTGTCAACTGAAAGGCTGCGATTGTTTCCTCCGTTGCATAAACTAAAGATGCTTTGTATTCAACTTGTGCCTTAGCCGCTCCCTCAGGGTTTTGCGTACCAACCGCTCCCTCTTTTGGTGTCTCTCTCAAGTATGGAAATACTGATTGATCAGTTGTACCCATCCCAATGATATTACGAATGTGAGTTCTACGCCTCGCAATCGGTACTATCATTTCGTTGTTATTGATAGCAAAGTTAGCCGCCGCACTAGCTCCGCCTAACGAGTTGACTGCTGTAAATACTCCCGGTGTCTTTTCAATGTCCATGGTAATAGACTTCAATTTACCATCAGCCATTGCCTTAAATTCATCTATTTGCTTGGCATGCTTTTCGATAAAGATACCATTGAAACTAAGCTCTTTGGTGTTCTTATTTTCAAGTTCGGTCAGTTGCTTCTTAAAAGCTCCCTCCATTTTATCAAAATCGGCTTTAGAAATTTTGTCTCCCAAAACCTTTTCAATCATGTCCTGCGCCTCTTTGTTTGCTTTGGCAATGTCTGCAACGCTTGCCGTTGCTTCTGCTTTCGCAATCTCAGTGATCTTTCCTTTGATGACCTCTAAGAACTCATTTTTTTCTTTAATATCCACTTTTTTGTTATTTAAAATTAAAAACCCATTTTAACTAAATCGGATAAGCTGATCTCCACTTTGTTTATCGGCTCGGGTGCTAACTCTAGCGGCCTAAGTGATTTAATTAACTGGCTGAATTTCATTATTTCCAACTCTATATCTTGCAAAAATTCATCCGTTGCTTTGCCCTTTCGAACATAGGCGGCTAAATCTTTAATATATTCATCCAAATTTTCAGGCGTTGTTAAGCCTTTTTTTACCATCTCAACTAACCTAGCTTTTTCTTGCGCTCCCCATATCACCGTACTAACTTCCATCAGTCGCATTTCGCTAAATGTATATCCTCCTCTTTCATTTTTAGTTGGATTCACGGCCTGCCCCCAATAGGAATGTTCTTTTATTGCTTGCTCCTCGTATGCATCTAGTATGTCGGTTGCCAATTGGTTTTTAAGCATTTTAGACCGTGCATAACCAAACTCATTATCTTCCCAAAGGTCTAAAACTTTGCCAATCGGTGCTAATATCTTTCGTTCGTGGTTGTAAAGATGGGCTATTCGGTCTGATCCTTTCGGCCCCTGCTCCATTATAGTCTTTTTGAAAGAGGACGGGAGAGTTAAATCTTTATCCGAATCATAGTCATTAAATTTAACGAAGGCAAAAACAACCTCACGCTTCGCAACGTCCAAATCTTTAAGAACTGATTGTATTACTTTCATGCCGCTAATATACAATTTTTTTTACAATACCAAACCGTTTATATAATAGTTTCATCAACCCTCACATAAACAACGGTGCATCTACAATTTATGATATTGCCAGAACTCCCGCTTTTGTCCCCAGGAAAGTCCATTTCATCAATCCCACCCTTAATTCTAGGCACTTGAAAGGTCTCATTCATCGCAATTGGATCGCTATCAGCCATAGCCCTGTGAGTCGTTCGCTCCCGTCCATCAAGTTCGGGCTGCCACTTTTTTAAAAGATCATCTTGCAACCCTTCTGCTCTAACGCTTTGAACGCTCGCCCAATTGGACGTTCCGATTATTTCGGTTCTTGCTATTCGAGTCGCTCTATACCTTGCAAACTTACCTTTGTATTCCTCAATATCGAGCGTTATTAGCTTGCTAGTTTGTTGAATGGATAACCCTTCTCTTGCTGCTGATGCAAGTATAGGCTGCAACCTTTCGAGTACATAAGATTTAGTAAAGTTATTGACCTCAGTAATGAAAAAGCCTGAATACAATTCTAAATAATTGCTTACAATCGTTTCCCATGCACCGTCCGAAACTGCCTTGACCACCCGATTAAAGTTTCTGATCCTGAATGCTTCTCCTGTGTCTATTATCATTGCGGTGTATGCATCCGAAATAGGCTTTTCGGTAAAATAAATACTAATCGAATCGGCTGCTATAATCGGGTTTGATTCTACACCTTCAATAAATGAATTTAGCTGTTTAAGTATGACGTTTCTAAAAACCTTAGCATATTTTCGCTCATAAAGGTCTATTTTATTTCGCCTCGCTTTAGCTTGCTTTTCAAAGTTCATTTCTTAGCCGTCTTTCAATGGTGGCCATATCATTCACAAAGTTAGCATCTTCAAACGGTTGTATGCTAGTTGGGAACATATAAACGCCCTCCATTTCTTCATCAACGTCCATGCCGCTTTCACGCTGCTTGTCTGCTACTGTTTTCCACCATTGAATATTTAGCTTTTCGGCTAACATCTTTTCATCTCCTTGCAGTTCCTCGATTCCTGACGTATCATAATCAACCATTCCAGTCTTTTCAAAACCTTCTATACCATAATGATTCAAAGAATCATGGAACGATTCCACCCAAGTTAAAATAGCGTCAGTATACGCGGCTTTCCTCGCTTCCCTCATAGCCGTTCCAAAGGATTGACTTGTACTGTCCTGCCTAAAAATCATGTAAGGAACATGAAAAACGATGCAAATATCTTCTAACACTTTCTTATCCGATTCGTACAAATTCAGGTCGATTGGACTCAAACCAATTGGGATAAATGAAACGTCTCCAGATGTCACCAAAAATTTACCCTTATTATTCGGGCCATATGCTTTTTGTCGCATCTTATTTTCAACCAATGCTACTTGTTCGGGATTCCACGGCTCATTGCCTGAATCATCTTGTCTTGTCTTATCGGTAATAATGCCCATAACGCCACCATTTTGAATGCTTGCTAAATCTGCATTCTCAATATCAGCAGATTTTTTTAAAATCGTTACAAGGGATCGCATTGGGCTTAGTCCTTTGTATCCCACACCCGTTTGGACTAAATCAAACGCTTCATTTCGTAAGTATATCATTTCATCGGGTGAAATGACTTGTCCCGTGTCATTGATTAAAAAACCACTTGCACCCTCAAACGTCCTCTCATAAATAGGGTCTATATGGTTAGATGGAATAATGTGCATTTCATCCCATCTACCACTTGATAGTTTAGGACAATAAATATATGCCTCTCCTGTTGACCCATAATATCCGTATAACTGATACTTAAATTGGTAGGCTGTTTGGTATGAGTTTGGTCGCCTGTTTAGCTTGTCAAGCAATAGATTTTCAAGTATTTTCTCTTTTTGACCGTCCCGTCCGATTTTAAACATGGCAGTTGGAACCTTTGCTGCCTTAGAGGATATAAATGATATGACTGCATAGGCATATTTGATTTTCTCAAAGTCCTCAATGTAGCGGGTTTTATTTTCAGTACCAATAAATGGAGCTGAGCGGCCTACCACTTGATTAAAATTTACACCGCCTAAACCTAAAACATTCCCATTCGAACCAAATAGGTTATTTACAACGCCCTTAAAAACATCTATTAATGCCATACATATTTTTTTACAATATTACTAATTTCTTACGCAATTGCAAAGGTACGCCTCTTAATTACTAATTCGGTCGC